CGTCGCCTGAGAGGAGACGACGATTCTATGCCTGACCTAATCCGAGCCCTGGCGAAAGTGATCGGACGCCGCGAGGTTGCCAGGAGCCAACCGATACCAAGATCCCAAAAGTTATTCGTTCCCGGAGGAGAGCTTCTACCTGTCGGGATGGCGGGGAAGCCCCTCTCCCCGGACCGCTCAACCGAGAAGGCGATCACGCTCGGCTACAAGAGAAGTGCGCTCGTCTATTCGGCGGTGTCCTCTCTCGCCGCCGCTGGCGCGTCTGTCCCTTGGTATGTCGAGACGAAGAAGCCTGACGGATGGGAGCCCGATCCGGACTCTGCCCTTGCCGAACTCCTCGCGTCGCCCCACGACTACATCTCGCGTCAGGAGATGATCGAGCGAATGATTCTCCTGCTTGGGATCTCCGGGAATACCTTTCTGAAGAAATCAGTCTCCACCGACAAGCTACCCCAAGCCTCGGAGGGTCGGATTCTGGAGTTGACTCCGATACCGACTGAGGGGATGAAGCCGATCCCTGACCGGACGAACTGGCTCAGCGGGTACGAGTATTCTCACGGCGGCAACGTGGTCAAGTACGAGGCAGAGGAAATCTTGCACGTTATGTTCCCGGACCCCGAGAACCTCTATTGGGGCCTGTCTCCCCTCCAGGCTCTCTCTCGGGTGATCGACACTGAGAGCGAATCGGTCGACTGGAACCTCTACTCGATGCAGAACCGCTCAGTGGACGATGGCGTCTTCACTTCCTCCGGAGACGTTACGAAGACGGAGTTTGACGCGATGGTCGCTATGCTTCGAGAGCAGCTCCAAGGGGCAGAGAACGCCCATAATCCTCTCGTCGTCGGCCAGGGCTTCCAGTGGAACGCAATGTCGCGGACTCCTGTCGACATGGATTTCGTATCGGGTCGGAAGATGTATCGCGAGGATGTTCTCTCGGGCTTCCACGTTCCGCCGGTCATGGCCGGATTCTTCGACCAGGCGACGCTCGCCAATGCCGAGGTTTCTCGCCGCCTCTTCTGGGTTGATGCTGTCGTTCCTCAGTTCCTTGATCGGATTCAGGAAGCCTTCACCCGGAGCTTGGTCCCGCACTTCGGCTCAACCGAGACGATGAGGGTCGCCTATGACCTCTCGACCGTTGATGCTCTTCGCGAGAATACCGTCGAGCAGTCGAGAATCTTCGCCATGCTCGTCAAGTCAGGCGTCCCGTACAACGACGCTGTGCGGGTATCTGGGCTCGCCCTTGCACCGATTGATGGTGAGGTCGGAGAAGAGCCCTACGGGACGATCAGGAAGGAGCCTGTCGCAGAGATCAGAACCGACGAGGGGAAGTCGGGCGACTTCGAGATCCGCTGGCGCAAGGACGGGACCTACGTGGTCAAGGCGACCGACGAGGAGCGTCTCGATCGTGCCTTTGCTGCGGTTGCTGCTGCGGCTTCGAAGGTGTCGGCGGCTTTCTCTGAAGCGATCACCGAGCATCTTGAGAGGGTAGACCGGGGGGCGATCGAGCGGGGGCTTCGAGCCAGAAACGCGGATCAAGTTCTCGCGGCGTTCCGGTTCGATGAGTTGGAGATTCGGTATCTCTCCCTTATTCCCGTTCTCGAAGACATCGTCGAAGCCTCTGGCCTCGATGCGATCGGAGACATCCGAGACGATCTTGGGGTCGAGGTCGATTGGTCACCGGCTTTCGCCGCCGGTTGGTTGGTCGATCACGGCCAGACGCTCTCTCAAGACCTCTCCGAGTCCTCGCGGAAGGGCGTCCATAAGGTCTATGAAATGTGGCAGGCGGGGGAGCTTGGCGAGGATGCCGCTCTCGTCGCGTCGATCTTCGTCTCCCTCTACTCGCTCAACTCGATCCAGGCAGGGACGCTCGGGAAGTTCGCCCGGGATCTCGGGCTCGCTGATGATCCGACCGATCCGTTACTCGGCCCAAGGATCGAGAGGATGGTTCGAGGTCTGCTTCGGGGGCGCGAGTCGCTCATCGGGAATCAGCAAGCGACGATCTCCTACTTCAGGGGACAGACTGCACCGTGGACGAACGCCGTTGAATCCGGGGTGATACCCGGAACGAAGCGGATCACGAAGACTTGGTTCGACTCGGGTCAGGGGAACGTCTGCCCGATCTGTATCTCGCTACACCGGCAGACCGCACCAATGAACGCACCGTTCTTCTCTCACGTAACCGGAGAGCAATACTGGTATCCTGGCGATCCGCACCCGACTTGCAACTGCGGGCTCCTGATGAGTTCATCCCCGATTTGACGACACTCGACCTACCGCCCGAGGTGACGACCGTCGTCGAGGAGTTTCGCCTCGATCGCAGCGACGGGCAGGTCGTTCTCAACTTCCATCAGGGGCGAATTGCCTCGATGAAGATCACTCGCCACAAGCGGATCAACTTGACAGGACCGCGCAAGATGGAACAGAATCAATCCCGGTAGCGGAGAAGTAGCGACGGGTCGACGCCCGACCCAGGGCGACCGGACGAGACGAGCCCCGAGGTGTTATCACCTTGGGGCTTTTGTCTTAGGCGACGAACAGGAGACAGAAATGGACCCGAACGCCGCGACGAAAGCCGTAGAGATCCGCAATCTCCCCACCTTACAGAGCAATCGACCCGACCTGGCATCGGAGACCGAGTTCAAGGCTCTCTCGGGAATCGAGTTCAAGGTCGACCGGGCGAAGCGACGGGTCGAGGGATGGGCGGCTCGCTACGGGAACATCGACCTCGGCCTGGACCGCATTCATGCGAACGCTGCCTCGAAGACGATCAAGGATCGTCTGCCTCGTGGTCTGATTAAGTTCTTCTTCAATCACGAGTTCGGCATCGGTATGCCCGAGGCACTCGAAGAGCACGAGGGCGGGCTTCTCGCTGTCGGCAAGGTGACGGATCATCCGGACTTCGACAAGTTTCTCGCCCTCATCGAAGAGGGAGTTCTCGCGCATCAGTCGATCGGCTACTCGCCAGTGAAGGTCGGCTTCACCGAAGAGGAGGACGGGAAGCAGGTCCGGGAAATCTTCGAGTACAAGCTGTTCGAATGGGGTCCGGTCTACTGGCCGATGAACGAGTTGGCTGAGATTACGGCAGTCAAAGCCGCTCATGCCATGCTCGGGATCGAGTCCCTTGGAGCTTCAATCCGGGCTCTTCAAAAAGCTCACGCGATCATCCGCAGCGGTTCACTTGGCGATCGTCACGAGAAGAACCTTCGGGCTCTCCTCGATGAACTCGCCGGAGTCGCTACCGAAATGCAGGAGGCACTTGATACAGCAAAGGCGGAGCCGGAGCCTCGCGCCACCACTCCCGATGTCAAGCCGCCGGTCGAGAAGATCAATGAAGTTGTCTCGGCTCTGCGCCATCTGGATCAGGCAATCATTCGCCTGTTCCCTCAGACCTGAGAAGGAGATACTCGCAGTGGAACCTGAGAAGAAAACCAATGAAGAGGTCGTAGAGCTGATCCAGGGGGTCGAGAAGACTCTGGAAGATGCTGTCGACAAGATGACGAAGGAGATCGAGACCCGAGGCTCCGCAACCAAGGAGACCGCCGCCAAGGTCGACGAGATGACCAAGGAAATGGTCAAGCTCGCAGGAGAAGCCGATGAACGACAGACGGCTCTCGACGCACAGGAGGCGGCGATCAAGGAGCGCATGGACGAACTGGAGAAGAAGCTCGCCCGAGGCGAGTTGCCACCCGAGGGCTCGGAGCAGTACAAGAGCCCTGGCGAGGTCTTCGCCTCTTCGGAAGAGATCAAGCGCATGGTCGACCGGAACGAGTTGTCCTGCGCTCCGGTTCGAATGAACACGCTGTTCCCTGGCGTTGATTTCCTCGGCCAGAAGGCGGATCTTCTGTCCAGTGCCGCAACCCGGCTTGTCGTTCCTCAGAGGAGCGAAATGGTCGGAGCCCTGGAGCGGATGCTGCGGATTCGCGACTTGATCCCGACCCGCCCAACGTCCTCGAACGCTATCGAGTATGTCCGGGAGATCGGCTTTCACGATTCCGATACGACCGCAGTCACCTCGATCGCGACGTCCTCCGGGGTCGCTACGCTGGTCGCAACGGCTCACGGCTTTACCGTAGGTCAGCGAATCATCGTTCGAGGCTGCACCGAGTTGCTGACCCTGAACGGCTTGCAGTATGTCGTGACCACCGCTGACGCGAATACTCTGACCTTCGCCACTGGTGAGGGAGACGACACGGACGTCAGTGGCACGATCACTGTCATCGCTGCCGATCAGCATGGCGCAGCGGCGGGAGTTGCAGAAGCCGGAACGAAGCCAGAGGCCGCACTGGAGCTGTCGCTGGAGACCGAAGCGGTCCAGGTGATCGCCCATTGGATTCCAGCCTCG